GTATTTGGACGAAACCGGCGGCAAAAAGATCACGGGCACCATCGTGGTGACGAGCACCGAATACAGTGCTACGGTTGGCGAGATCGAGATTGTTACCATCAATTTCGTTTCTAGCGGAACCCTGACCCTGAGCATCTAATGCCCGCCGCAAATCAGCGCCCTGTTGATCTTCTCACTGGGGCGTTTGACCTAAACCAGCGTCGTCGGTTTGACATCAAAGGAGCCGATGGCGCTGTTGTTTTGTCGCTGTATTTCAAGCCGATCACCCGTGCCGACCGCAAGCGGGCAACGACTTTGGCGGGCAGCGAAGAGGCTCTGGAGATCAGCACGCAGATGCTGTGCCATATGGCTGAGCTTGAGGATGGCACCAAGGCCTTTGCTGCTGCCGACGCCGCCAAGCTGCAGCGCGAACTGCCTGAATCGGTGCTGAACGAGCTGGAATTGTTCCTGTTTGGCTTGGGTGCTCCGCCGCTGCTGGACGAAGCAAAAAAAGACTAGAGGAAGACTCTTGGCTGTTCTTTGAGTTCTTCCTAGCGACGGAACTAGGCAAAACCGTCAGCGAATTACGCGCTCAGTTGACGGAAGCCGAATTTGTAATGTTCGCCGCCTACCACGAGGTCAAGGCAAAGCGCGAAAAAGACGAGATGGATAAGGCCAACGCCAGAGCACGGCGATAGACTGCAAAGACAGGGTTAGTGCGTTGCTGTGGCCGTAGCTGTCGTTGACGTACAGGTAAATAGTCGCGGTGCGGTTGATCAGCTCCGCAATATCAACAATGCTTCAAAACAGGCGCAGGCTGGCATTGGTGGTTTAACGGCTGCAGTTGGCAGACTTGCTGCCGGTTTTTCTGCGATTCAGGCGGCGCGGTTCGTCTTCGCCAAAACGGCGGAAATAGAAAGTCAAACAAAGAGCCTGCAGGTATTGACCGGCAGTGTGCAGCAGGCCAAGCAAATCATTCAGGAGTTGCAACAGCTTGGCGCCGTAACGCCGTTCACCAGCACCGAGCTAATTGACGCTGCAAAGCGGTTGCAGGCATTCGGCGTTGAGGCCAATGCAGTTGTTGAAACAACCCGCCGTTTAGCCGATGTTTCGGGTGCAACTGGCGCCGAACTGCAGGGGTTAGTTACCGCCTACGGTCAGGTGCAGGCCAAAGGGCGCCTACAGGGCGAAGAGCTGCTGCAATTCCAAGAGCGTGGCATCGCACTGCAAAAAGAACTGCAGCGCATGTACGGAATGAGTGGGGAGGAATTTAGGAAGGCGTTGGAGAAAGGAAGGTTTAGCGCCAAAGCTGTTGAACAAGCAATTCAAAATTTGACAAGTGCTGGAGGTAAATACGCCGATGGTGCTGTTGCTCAATCAACAACCCTCCAAGGTAAATTCAGCACTTTGCAAGATGGCGTTGATGCTTTGGCGAGAGAAATCGGCAATACCCTTGCACCAGCATTGAAAATTGCATTGGATGATTTAACTAACTTTGTAAACGGATTTGTTCAGGGCTTGCGATATATGCAAGCTCAATACAGTGCATTTTTGGCAGGTCTGCGTGGTAAAAATGCCGACGAATTGCAAGGGCAAATTGCAGGCATCAACAGATTTATTACGGCAAACCAAAACCAATTAAATAAAATCCGTCCGGGCAGTCTTGCCGAAAAACAAGTACAGGCAAAATTGGTTGAATTAAGAAAACTTCGCGGCAGTCTGCAAAAAGATTTAGACAAAACACTTGGCCTCGTTGCCCCGCAAGGAAGATCAACTCTTTTGCCTACTACTCGCCCTGCAGCGGGTGCGCCACCGGCGTTGCTTGGTGAAACTGGCGGCGGGCGTGGTTCGTCGAAAGCCGCAAATGAAGCAAAGCGATTGGCGGAAGAATTAAGGCGGTCGGTTGAACAAGGCGACAATATGGGTCGTGAATTTAGCCGTCAAATTTTGCTTTTGGATAATATTACCGATAAAGAAGAAGAACGCTATCAAATACAGTTTAAATATGAAGATCGTCTTCGTCAAATAGGCGAACTGAAAAACAAAGAGCAACAAGTAAATCTGAAGGCCTTGAATGAAGAAATTAGGCGGCTTGAATTTCAAAAATTAACCACCGATGAACTCAAAAAGCAAAACGAAGAGTTTTACAAACGCGCCGGTCTTGTAGCCCAGATTTACGGCACTGGTGCTGGTGGGTTCCGCACTGATGTTGATCTATTGGGACAACAACAAAAAGCATTAGACGAAGTGCTCAAGAAATACCCGCAAATCGGTGAGGCTGCCTCTGCCGCCAGTCAACTTGCTACGCAGGGAACGATGGAAATGATTAGCGGCACAAAGACAGCGCAGCAAGCATTTGCCGATTTCCTTAACAGCATCGTTGATATTTTGATGAAGTCTGCGGCGCAGATGATTGCCCAATACATTGCCATCGGCATTGCTCGCAGTTTTGCTGGGGTCGGCGGTTTGTTTAAGGGTGCGGGCCCCGTTCAGTTTCCGGGCAGCACAAGTGTTGGCGTGAGTGGCTTTGGTTTGCCCAACCTAATGGCACGTGCCAGTGGCGGCTCTGTCATGGCTGGTCAGCCCTATCTGGTGGGCGAACGCGGTCCTGAGCTGTTCATGCCGGGTCGTAGCGGTGGCATTGCTCCTACCGGCTCCTTCGGCGGTGGCGCAAGTGTCGTTGTAAATGTTGATGCCAGCGGATCTAACGTCCAAGGCAATAGCGGCCAAGCCAATCAACTGGGCAAAGTCATTGGTGCTGCTGTGCAGGCAGAATTGATTAAACAACGTCGCCCTGGAGGCTTGCTTGCCTAATGGCTACTTTTCCGGCAATTACACCAAGCTACGGCGCCCAAAAAACCAGCGCACCCAAGCTGCAAGTCATTAGCTTTGGCGATGGCTACGAACAGCGCGTCAGCTTTGGCATCAACCAAAACCCTAAGGAATGGTCGTTGACTTGGAACAACATTACGGAAGCCAATTCAGATACCATTGAAACCTTCCTTGACGCCCGCGCTACCGATGGGGCAAGTTTTGATTGGACGCCGCCGGCTGAGGCAACCTCGTACAAATGGGTGTGTGCCGAATGGGATAAAACAATTACTTATACGGGACGCGCCACAATTACAGCCACCTTCCGACAGGTATTTGAAGCATGACGACACCAACGTCAATTCAAACCGAGATCCAAAAGCTGGATCCATCAGCCATTATCGAGCTGTTTCAACTGCGGCTTACGCTGGCGGTTAACGGGATTGACACCACCTTTTACTACCACGCCGGCACCAACGCCCTGACTGGCAACGTGGTGTTTCAAGGCATCACCTACAGCGCCGCGCCCATCGAGGTAGACGGCTTTGAGCTGACTTCAAAGGGTACGTTGCCGCGTCCCACCATGCGGATTGCCAATGTCACCGGCGCGATCTCATCCTTGCTGCTGACCTATAACCCACTGCAGGCCAAGGTCACCCGCATTCGCACCTGCAAGAAATTCCTCGATGCCGTCAACTTTCCTGGTGGTGTCAACCCAACCGCCGACCCAACCGCCAAGTTTGAAGATCAGGTCTGGTACATCGACCGTGTATCAAAGGAAAATATCCAGCTTGTTGAATTTGAACTGGTCAGCAAACTAGACCTGACCAACCTGCAGCTCCCTGGCCGGCAAGTGCAGGACTACTGCCCATGGGTTTATCGCGGTCCTGAGTGCGGCTACACCGGCAGCAGCTATTTTGACGTGAACGACAATGCTGTAGGCGTCAGCACTTCAGACGTTTGCGGCAAGCGGTTCAATAGCTGCAAGATCCGTTTCCAATCCCAAGGCATCTCCGACTATCCGCATGGTGGTTACCCTGGCTCCCGTATCCAAATCTGAGGCCGAGCGCCACGCTAAATCCGCCGCACCCTACGAAGCCTGCGGTGTGGTGATCGAAACGGCCACTGGTCAGATGTACTGGCCTTGCCGCAATGTTTGCGAGGAGCCGGAAAAGCACTTCGTGATGCACCCGCGTGATTACTATCGGGCGTCAGTCAACGGCGAGATCCTTGCGATTGTCCATAGTCACCCGAAGGGCGGACCTGCCAGCGAACTGGATCAGCGTGCCTGCCGGCAAAGTGGTGTGCTGTGGCTGATCTACTCCTTGCCAGCGGACGAATGGTTGACCATCGAACCCTGATCGGTCTGGAGTGGAACGACGACGGGCGTGACTGCTACACGATGGTGCGCGATTACTTCCGCTTGCAGGGCGTTGAGCTAAAGGATTTCGACCGCCCCGAGGATCTGGAAACTACGCCCAGCATCTATCTGCGCGAGGCAGTGGCACTGGGTTTTGAGCGCGTGGAGTTTGAGCAGCGCCGTCCTGGTGACGTGGCGATCATGAAGCTGGGCACACTGGAGCCGATGCACGCTGCCATTTTTGTGGAGCCGTGGCGGATCCTGCATCACATGAGAGGCCGCCTTAGTGCTGTGGAGTGGCTCAGCAGTTACTATGTGAGGAGCATCGCGGCGGTTTACCGATATGCAGCGGGTCTGCCTAATGGGTGAACTTGGCGAACGTTTTGGCGCCGAGCATACCTATTACAACCTGCGTAACGCCGCTGATGCGATCAAGCTCCTGTGCATCAACATGCCGGAGTTCAAGGATTTTTTACTGGAATCAGAAGAAAACGGCATTGGCTATCAGATATTGCAGGGCGGCGTTGATTTTGATTACGAGGATCTTTTGCTGCCATTTGGCGAACGCGAACTTGTCATTGTTCCAGTCGTTAGTGGTAGTGGTGAAAGCGCCGGCCAAATTCTTGCCGGTATTGGTTTGGTGGCCTTGGCGTTTGTTACTGGCGGTGCAACGATTGGCTTGTTCGGTTTGGCAGCTCCACTGGCCGTTGCTCCAATTCTTGGCGGCATTGGTGCCAGTCTGATCCTCGGTGGTGTTGCACAAGCCATATCACCACAGCCGCAGGTTCCAACACTTGGCGGTTTTGGTGCTGTGAACTATGGCGCCGGTTCCCGCATGGGCAGCCGCAACCGCACCAACGGTCCTGAGAATGTCACCTCTGGCATTGATGGCCAGCAGTCTTATGCCTACACGGGCGCCGCGAACTCAGTCGGTGTTGGTGCCACGGTGCCATTGGCTTACGGCAAAGTGCTGATCGGCAGCCACCTGCTCAAGTCCAAATTCCAGATTGCCGACGAATCTGATCCGGTGCTGACCAGCCTTCGCGCACCAAGCACTGACACGATGCGCCTAGGCAACGAAATACTGACTGATGAGTTTTCCGACAAGTCCGGTGTGATTGCCCGCCGCGTTTATCAAACAGTCTTCAACACCCAGCAATACTTCGATCCAGTCGGCCAGTACGGCGTCACCAACAGCACGCAACTGATCCGCACTGATGTTCAGAACGAGCGCCGCCTCGCCTCGCTGCAGGTCTACGGCGGCTACATGGCCAGCGTGGAGCAATATTCCGATTTCAACGTTGCACTGTCTCTTCAAAATGGCCTCTACGATCAGGCCGGTGGCGCCGGCACAACTTACGTTGATGGCTACATCAGCTATGAAATCAAGGTCTACCGAGGCGATGTCTTGGACGATGGCTTCCTCGTCGCCGCTGACTCCGCCACCATCCAAGGTCTGATCTTTGAAGGCCAATTCTTCGGTTGGATGCACCGCTTGGAGCTGGGCGACATTGAAACCGAAAGCATCGTCAGCGTTCAGGTTGAAGTGATCTCGGCTGAAACCGTGGCCAACGGCACCACCGGCTCCAACCCGATCTACCTTCGTTTGAACAGCATCGGGTATTCGCTCTACTGACATGGCACTTAATTCCGTCACAACAATCAAGGTGCTGGATCTTCTCTGTGAAGGTCCGATTGGCGGCATTGTTAATGGCCTGCAGGGTACATACCTGAACGAAACGCCAATCCAAAACAGCGATGGCACTTACAACTTCAAGCCCGAAGATATTTCGTCTGCTTCTTACATTGGTGCGGCACGTCAGGGTGCAACCTACTGGTTTAACGATGGCACCTCACAGATTGTTGAGGTCAACCAAGAGATTGGCGAAAACTACAGCGAAGACCTGAACACAAACAACGAAGTCGTCAATCGTAAATACGGCAGCGGCACTGTTACGCGCCAAGTTACTGATCCAACCGTTGACAACGTAGAGCTGCTGTTCACCATTCCCAAGCTCTATTCCGTCGCGCAGGAAAGCCTCGCCAAAGGTCAACTGTTTGGTGGCACACTGCGGATTCGTATTTACATCCAAGCCAAAGGCAGCGGCACCGGCTTTCAGCTTGCTTCCGACAGATCCATCACCGGCGTTTCTACCAACAACTACCAATACAGCACCGGCATCATCAACCTAAAGACCTTTGGAGCCGGTCCGTGGAATATCAAAGTCGAAAAAGTTGATCTAGGCGAAGGTCACTTTGAGATTAAATACACCAGCTTTCAAGACACACCGCAGAACACACCGATTGCCAGCAACCGAGGCAACCAAATCATCTGGTCGTCGTACACCGAAACGATCTCGCAAAACGTCAACTACAACTACTCGGCGCTGAACGAGCTGGCAATCTCAACCAAGGCGTTCAATAGCCTGCCTTCGCGTGCGTATCTGATCCGTGGCCGCCTTGTTCAGATCCCAACTGGCGCAACCGTCCTGAGTGATGGCAGCCTCGCGTTTAACGATTCCAGCTTCAACGGTGCAGTTCAAACCGCAGAGAAGTGGACAACCTGTCCGGTCTGCTGTTTCTACGACCTGCTTACCAATCGCCGCTATGGCGCTGGCCAGTTCGTCACCTCAGCCAACCTGAGCTGGATCGACCTGTACCCAATCGCCAAATACGCAAACCAACGCGTCACCAACCCAGACGGCACAACCGAACCACGCTTCTCATGCAACGTAGTCATCGGTGATCGCGCCGAGGCATACAACGTCCTGATGGACATGGCCTCAGTGTTCCGAGGCATCCTGTTCTGGTCAAATAATGTCATCCAAGTCGCAGCCGACCACGGCAACCTCGATGGCACGGCGCTTGCGGCCTCGCACATCTACACCAATGCCAACGTCGTCGGTGGTGTTTTTGAGTATTCCGGCAGTTCGCTCAAGACCCGTAGCACCAGCGTGCATGTTCGCTACAACGACCCGGAAAACTTCTACCGCCCGAATGTTGTTGTCGTTGAAGACGCCGCGCTGATCGCAAAGTACGGCTACATCGTCAAGGAGCTGATTGGCTTTGGCTGCACGTCGAAATGGCAGGCGCAGCGGGTTGGGTTGTGGACACTCAAAACCGAGGCGCTCGACGATGAGGTGATCTCGTTCAGCACTGGTCTGCAGGGTGCCGTGGTGCTACCGGGTCAGATCTTCGCTGTTGCCGATTCGCTCCGCCAAGGCACCCGCATCTCCGGTCGCGTTTCCTCGTCCACCACCAGCGCCATCGTTGCTGACCAGTCGATCACACTGCCGTCTGGCTCCAACCCACAACTGACCTGTCTGCTGCCCAATGGCACGGTCGAAACCCGCAACATCAGTAGCGTTTCCGGCAGCACGATCAACGTCAGCAGTGCGTTCACCGTTGCACCCAACGCGCAGTCGATCTGGTCAATCACCACCAGCGGCGTCGCCAATCAAAAGTTCCGTTGCATCAGCGCATCAGACAACGGCGACGGCACCTACGCAATCACCGGCTTGGTGCATAACGACAGCATTTATGCCTCGGTCGATAACGGTCAGAACCTGCAGTTCCCGGACATCACAACGTTTGACGAAGCACCTCCTGCTGTCACCAACATTGCATTTAGCGCCGGTCAAGTCCGAGATGGCACGGTGCTGACCACCCAAGTCAATATCTCCTGGGCAAAAGGCAGTGGTGGCGCCACCTTCGGTTACGACGTTACTTACAACACCGCACAAGGAAATAGCCGTACTGTTCGTACAAACAACCCAAACATTGAGATCCTTGGACTGCCCGAAAACTTTTTGCTAATAGTTTCTGTTACTGCCTATGGACTTGGCTTTAAAAAATCTTCACCCGCAACCTCTGCGTCGTTCACAGTCCCATCGTTCAAAGTTACTGCTGCACCAGAAGCACCAGTTGTTGTTCTTCCGGTTGATCCGCAGAACGTCACGATTGAGCAGATTGCCAACAATCAGGTAATACTGCGTTGGGCAAACCCAGTGGGCGTTGGGTCTAGGTTCTTTACCGCAATCATCCGCCATAGCACCAAGACCGATGGCACTGGCGAATGGTCAAACTCAACCTTAATTGCTGATCGTATCGGCGCTGAAACTACCTATGCAATTTTGCCAAAAATCAACGGCGAATACTTAATCAAATTTGAGGATCCCGCCGGCTTGCGTAGTGCCAATGCCACCAGCGCAATCCTGAATTTGCCTGATGCCATTCCACCCTTAACCATTACGACCGTTCGGGAAGACACCACCAGCCCACCGTTCCAAGGCCAATTTGATAACGCTTTTTATTCAGATGAATATGACGCGGTTGTGATTGATGGCGATCAAACTATTGACGAAATACTTGATTTTGACGCAATCGGTTCGATGGATTTTACCGGTAATCAAAGGTTGACCGGAAGATACTATTTCACAAATGTGTACGACCTTGGCGCAAAGTTTACTGTTGATTTCCGGCGGATCCTAACGACAAGAGGTCTCTACCCAGCAGACCTTATTGATAGCCGTAGCGAACTGATCGACCGCTGGAGCGATTTTGATGGATTATTGGCTGACGACACCAGCGCCGAGATTTATTTCCGTTCAAGTGATTTAGCTACGACTGCTGAGTTTTTGCTTCTGGAAGATGGCGACAAACTGCTGATGGAAGATGGTGCTGATCGCTTCCAACTGCAATCCAATATCAATTTTGGTGATTGGTTCCCGATGTATAACGGCAGTTACGCCGGTCGTCAGTTCCAGTTCAAGGTTGAGCTGAGCAGTGCAAGCATTGACCAGACGCCCCTGATCGACGAGTTGGGCTTTGAGATGGTCATGCAATCCCGCACGGAGAACAGCGGCACGATCACCAGCGGCGCCGGATCCTACGCCGTGACCTTTGCCAAAGCGTTTTACCAGACACCGGCTTTGGGATTGACCGCTTTTAATTTGAACACGGGCGATTACTATGTGATCACATCCGCTAGTCGCACTGGTTTCACCGTGACCTTCCGCAACAGCGCCGGAACAGCGGTCAGCAGGCAATTCCAGTACGTGGCTAGCGGCTACGGCACCCAGCAGACTTAACGATGGCCACTCACGACTACGTTATTAGCAACGCCTCTGGCGCCGCAGTTCGTGCTGACCTGAACAACGCACTGGCTGCCATCGTCAGCACAAACTCGTCCTCGACGGCGCCGACAACGACATATGCCTACCAGTTCTGGGTTGATACCAGCGGCGCAGCGCCAATCCTCAAGCAACGCAATGCTGCCAATAGTGCCTGGGTTAGCTATCCAGTTATTGATAGTTCAAACAGGGTTTTGGTAGGCACGTCTTCTGCGCGCACTGTTATGTCTTATCAACCTCTTTTGCAGGTTGAGGGAACTGGTGCGGGTGCATTTCTTTCAGTTACAAACAAAAACAGTGCCGACGAATCTCCTGCCATTGTTCTTGCAAAAACAAGAAACGGTTCCATTGTTTCTAATGGCGATACCATAGGAGCTATCTACTTTGCGGCAGATGATGGCGTAGACATTAACCAGTCAGCCGCATGGATACTTGCTCAGGTAGATGGTACGCCTGGCAGTAACGACATGCCGGGCAGAATTATACTGGCGACCACCGCCGATGGAGCGAGCATCCCGACGGAGCGGATGAGGATTTTGGCCGATGGCAATACACGTTTTGCTAACTGTACCGATGTGTACCCGAATACAGATAATGCTGTAAGGCTTGGTGCTAGCGGCGTTAGATGGTCTGCCGTCTGGGCGGCAAATGGAACAATTCAGACCTCAGACGAACGCGCCAAAACAGATATTTCTGACGCTCAGCTTGGATCTGACTTCATCAAGTCTCTTCGCCCTGTTTCTTACAAGTGGATCGAGGGTGGCAAAGTTGACTCTGGCAAACGAGACGATGAAGGCAATTACATCTACGAATCCGTCCCTGGCACCCGTACTCACTGGGGATTCATAGCTCAAGAAGTGAAGCAGGTTATTGACGACGCTGGCGTTGACTTTGGCGGGTGGGTCCTGACCGACAAAGATGACCCTGATAGCCAGCAGGCTTTGCGCTACGACCAATTCATCGCTCCATTGACCAAGGCGTTGCAAGAGGCTCTGGCTGAGATTGACATTCTCAAGGCCAAAGTTGCAGCCCTTGAGGCGTCGTAGTCCTACTCACTAACCACCACCAACAACCGCCATGGCTGACCGGAAGATCACAGACCTGACAGAACTCACCGCACCAGCGGCGGATGATCTGCTGCCTATTGTCGATAGTTCCGAAGCCACGGCGGCCAATAAGAACAAGAAGATCCAATACGGCACCTTCCTGCGTAATCTGCCCAGCGGCACCGTTGGCGCACCCAGCCTTGCCTGGACCGCAGACACTGGCGTCACGGGCATCTACCGCTCAGCCGCCAACGAACTCGCCTTTACCACCAACAGCACTTTCGGCGGTAAGTTCAGCACCACCGGCTTCCAACTCGGCACTGGTACGGCTGCAGCCCAACTGCACCTATTCAGCAGCGACACGACCGATCAGGTCATCATCGAAAACACTGATGCCGGCCTAGATACCGCGCCTGACGTGGTGCTGTACCGCAACAGTGCCAGCCCCGCCAATAACGATAATCTCGGCAACATCGAATTTCGCGGCAAGGACAGCGGCGGCAACGATCACGCCTACGCCCAGATCCTTTCAACGATTGGCACTGTCACCAATGCCTCGGAGGTTGGCATCCTCGATCTGATGACCGCCGATGCATCTGCTCCGGCAATGCGCGTTCGCTTGAAGGGTTCAAACGTCGGCATCAGCGAATCCAGCCCTGCATTTCCGCTGCACGTCAGCTCGACTGTTACCAGCACTGCGCTGCAGGTTCAATGCACCAACAACGACTCAGCCAGCGGCGCTGACATCACGCTCTACCGCCGTCGTGGTGCATCCACCGTTGGTCAAAACGGCGACCTGCTCAGCACGATCTATTGGCGCGGCCACAACGACAACGCCACCACAGAGCAGGTGGATTACGCCGCCATCGAAGGCAGCATCGTCAGCGTCACCAACAACTCGGAATTTGGCCAGCTCGCCTTCAAGGTGCAGAACAGCGGCACGATGAGCACTCGGCTCACGCTGCAAGCCGCCACGCTGACCCTCGCCGATGCGTTGAACATTGCCGTTAACACTACAACCGGCACCAAGATCGGCACGGCCACCACGCAAAAACTCGGCTTCTATAACGCCACGCCAGTGGTGCAGCCTGCAGCCATCGCTGATCTAACCGTCACCGCCACCACCGGCACGCTGCCTACGGCTACGGGTTCACAGGTGATTGCCAATGCAGCGTCGCCAACCAATGCCGAACTGCTGAAGTATTGCGTGGAACTTGAAGCTAAACTCGAACTGGCATTAGCACGTCTTCGCAGTCTCGGTCTGATTGCGACCTAACAACCTCATGGCCAAAGCAACTGAGCAGATTCCCGGCGTGGACTTCCCGTTCACCAACTGGGACATCACCAACATGGAACGGACCATTGCCGACGGCGTGGTTTTTATCGTTCATTACACGGTGACCCGTTTTGAAGACGGCGAACAGGCTGGTGCGTACGGCTCAATCGGTTTGGAAGCCCCTGAAGCTGATCAGTTTATTCCGTATGCCGATCTCGAAAAGGCGATTGTCGTTGGCTGGGTGAGATCTGCTTTGGGCGATGAAAAGGTGGCTGAAATTGAAGCTGCACTTTCCACCAGCATCCAAGAAAAGCTGCACCCTGTTAAGACCAGCGGAGTGCCTTGGTAATGGCGGTCAAAAGCAAGGTTGGCACTGCCCGCGTCCAACACGTCCCAGGCAAACCGAAAAAATCTCGGCAAGGCCAAGGTCAACACAGCCTGCCAAATCACGGTAGAAAAAAGACTCGCGGGCAAGGGCGCTAGCCTATAAAAAGGGTTGGCGCACGTCTTTCAATGGAAGGCCACGAGGAGTTGCACGCAGCGCCACCGCAGGCACCGAATCCGTTTAATCAAGCTGTACCGGCCCTGTTGACGGCTGCTGTTGTGGGCCTGGGCGGTTTGTTTATGCAGGTGGCCAAGCTGGATCAATCGGTTAATACTGTTGCCGCTGATATTCAGGAACTCAAAAACGATTCAAAGGAAAGGTTGGCTGATCTTGAAAGTCGGGTTAGGCAAATCGAAATGACCATTGGCAGAAGCAAATAACGGCATAGACTTGGCTAAAGGTCATTTCAAACCATGGACCCCACCACCGCTGCCGTCATTGCCATTGCC